AGCAAAAGACCGAAGAGGTTGCAGAAGCCTACAAGCCAACTATTCAAGATAGACTACAGGAAAAGACCAGCGAATTAATTGGCGAGATAGAAGGCTATTACGATGAATTAGTTACTAACGGTAAAACTGAGTTCAAACCCTACGACTTCTTAAGTGGTAATAATGTAGTGCAAAGCCAATTGGGCAAGTACGAAGCACTATTCCAAGCACGCCGTGAAGAACTGGAACTGGCGCAGAAAAAAGCAGATCCGCAATTAGTTGAAGGATACAAGCACTACAAGGCACAGGACTATAAGCGACTGATTGCTTGGATTGACAAACTGTTAGAAGCAGTTGAGCAGTATCGTGGTGTTAAAAAGGCTACCAAAAAAGCCCGTGTTAAGAAAGCACCCAGCAAAGAAAAGCAAATCAGTAAACTCAAATACTGCAAAGAAGATAAGACACTCAAGTTGGTTAGCGTTAATCCTGCAGAAATTATTGGTGCCTCTGAGTTGTGGGTCTACAATACCAAGACACGCAAACTGGGCAAATACATTTCGGCACCCTACAAACAGTTGGGCGTCAAAGGAACCAGTATTGAAGGCTTTGACATCGACAAGAGTGTGTGTAAAACACTACGCAAGCCTGAGGAAAAACTTAAAGAGTTTGCCAAAGCAGGCAAGGTGCAGTTACGTAAATTCCTCGAAGATATTAGAGCAACCGAAACTAAACTTAACGGCAGAATCAGCGCAGATGTGCTGTTACTAAAAGTTGCCTAAAATCACAGTCCTGTTGGCTAAATAAGGTTAACAGGACTTTTTTATGGCTACAGACAATACAGTAATTGTTCCCGACTTACAAACTGACGGCAGTGTAAGAACGCAAAATCTTGGCATGGCTGGATTTATCAGCCAAGAAAGTGCCATTGCCGCTAACGAACAAATACAAACACTCAATCAGCTACGCAACGAAATGATTGACTACATTCGTTTGCGTTTAGGCGATCAAATCGTTGACGTTGAATTAGATAAAGAACATTATGATTTGGCTATCAAGCAGGCCCTGACCAAGTATCGTCAACGTGCTCAAAATAGCACAGAAGAAAGTTATGTATTTTTGGATCTAATTCCCAATGTACAAGAATACATCCTACCCAACAACATTATGGAAGTGCGCCAAATCTTTCGTAGAGGAATTGGTAGCACAACTGGAACAACCGCTAGCCAGTTCGAACCATTTGCTTCAGGTTATTTAAACACTTACATGCTGGTAGCGGGACGTGTGGGTGGGCTGACTAACTACGAACTGTTTACTGCTTACCAAGAACTGGCCATGACCATGTTTGGTGGTTACATCAACTTTAACTGGAACCGTGTAACTAAGAAACTAACCCTAGTTCGTAAAATTCCCTACGATGGTGGTACTGACGTTAAACCAACTGCACTAACAGCCGCAAGCACAGCCACTGGTGCAGTGATTACAATTACACTACCTACCAGCGCAACAACGTACCAGACTAACCTTGCAGTAGGAGACAGCGTTTATATTCAAACCTGCCCGGTACAAGGCTATAGCAGTCAATATCGTATTGCCAGCATTAACAATGATAAGACCGTAATTACAGTTTTGGCTAATCAAACACTAGGTGATATAAGCGTAACAGGAACTAATTTATCCGCAACCACTTTCTTTATTCCGGAACCATTTTACGATGGAAACCAATTAGAAAGTGTGCTACTTTGGGTAAACAACTACAAACCAGACAGTATGTTGCTTAGTGACCCGCAGGTTTATCCTTGGTTGCAGGAGTATGCACTAGCATTTACAAAATCTATTTTGGGACAGGCCCGTGGAAAATTTGCCAGTATTGCAGGACCTCAGGGCGGCACACAACTTAATGGTGCTCAACTATTGCAAGAATCACAGGCGGAAATGCTTCAACTTGAAGACGAACTCAAACGTTACATTGATGGCAGTCAACCATTGACATGGATTACAGGTTAATGTATAATAAGGACTCTTAGGAGTCCTTTTTCATGATTATTGGAATTTGTGGTTTAATTGGCGCTGGCAAAGATACTGCCGCAGACTATTTGGTAAATTGGCATGAATTTCGTCGTGACAGTTTTGCCGCAACTTTGAAAGATGCTGTTAGTGCAGTATTTGGTTGGGACCGAGAACTTCTAGAAGGACGTACCAAAGCCGCAAGAGAATGGCGTGAACAGATTGACACTTGGTGGGCCAATCGCTTAGACATGCCAGATTTGACCCCACGCTGGGTCTTACAGTATTGGGGTACAGATGTATTCCGCAATCATTTCCACCAAGATATTTGGATTGCTAGTTTGGAAAATAAACTGCGTCAGACCCGAGACAATGTAGTAATTTCAGATTGCAGGTTTCTAAACGAAGTTGAAAGCATTCGCAGGATTGGTGGCAGAGTAATTAGAATCGTTCGAGGACAAGATCCAGAGTGGTTTCATTTAGCACGAACTGATCCGCAGAGTATGCCTGCCCGATATCCCGGAGTTCATGCCAGCGAATATAGTTGGGCACCCACAGAATTTGACCACATTGTAGAAAACAACAGCACTATCGACGAATTATATCGTGAACTTAAAAATCTGGTGTAATAGGACTTTCACGCCAAGCACTACCTGATTGTTGTAGTTCTACCCTACAGTTTAGACATACAGTTTTTAAGTTAAACTCGTTATTGTTTTTTAAATTTCCATCTAAGTAAAAGACCGACATCTGACGATCAGGATACTTTGCCCTAAACCCGCATTTATCGCATACAGGTTTTTTTCTAAAGCCTGCCTTATACCAAGCAGGTACTGGTTTTAATTTTTTACCTTTGCGTAAACAAATGTCGCAGAGTTTTCTATACCTTGTTTTACCGTTACTGTGATAGTTAATTGCTGCTAAATTTAGGTTACAGGTCTGACATAAGGGTCTTTTCATAAAGTTATTTAACTGTAAAACCTTTCGAAAGGGTAACCAAACTGGTAATATTTAAGGACTTCCGATAAATATCTGTATAAGTTTTATGAGGAAGTGAAACATGGCACTAGTTTCCCCAGGCGTACAAGTCAGTGTAATTGACCAAAGTTATTACGCACCAACACAATTAGGATCTGTTGCTTACATTTTAGTAGCAACAGCACAAGATAAAATTGCTCCGGGCGGCCTTACAATTGCCCCTGGAACAGATGTCGACAATGTAGGAACTATCTACAATATTACAAGTCAACGAGACCTGGTAACCACATTCGGTACCCCAGTGTTTCAAACAACTTCCACTGGAAGTGCAATTAACGGAAGTGAACTAAATGAATACGGTCTGCTTGCGGCCTATAGTTTGTTAGGTGTAAGTAACTCGGTTTATATTCAACGTGCAAATGTTGACTTGGGCTCTTTAAATGGCACAACAAGCAGACCATTAGCAGAACCAGCAACTGGCGCTTTGTGGTTAGATACAACTACAACGAATTGGGGTATATATGAATGGAATTCAGTGAATCAAGCATTTACTGCGGTTACTCCTATTGTTGTTAACAGTAGTACTGACCTAGTAAGTAATTTAGCACCTAATGTTGGTATAGGAACAATTGGTAGTTATGCAGTAAACACTGTAGCGAATACTAGTCCAGTTTACTATAAAACATATGATAATACTTGGCAACTAGTTGGTAATGTAAGTTGGGAAGCTAAAATTCCAACAATTACCGGTACCACAAGTAGTACTGGTAACGTTATCACTGCTAACAGTAATATTACAATTAACACCACAAACGTTACAGTAGCAATTAATGCTAATTTAACAACAGTAGCGGCAAATATTAATACTGCTGCTATTGCAGGTGTTACTGCTCGTGTAAGCAGTAGTAACCAATTAGTAATTCAGGTTACAAGATTAAGTGAAAGCGATGGCGCCACTGCAGACGGTAAAATTGCAATCAGCAACGGCAATAACACACCTTTGTCAGATTTAGGTATTACTGCTGGAACTTACAACGGACCATCAGTACAAATTAGTCCTTATTATAGCGTACCAGAATTTCAAAGTTCTAATTTGGCAGCTGGCACAGGAAGACCAACAAAATCTGTATGGCATAAAGCAAGTAGAACTGGCGCAGGCCTAACTGCCGCAGTCAAACAATATAATGCAAGCACAGATACGTGGAACACACTTACAGTAAATGATTATGCAAACGTGTTTGCTGCAACATTTGCTTTAGATCCAACTGGAGGTGGTAGTAATATATCTGAAGGTGCAGTGTTTGCACAATATGATCCTTTTGGAACTACAGAACCTGGCGCTTTGTTATGGTATAGAGATGCAACCAGTCCAATGACTATTACTGGTAACACCACATCACCAAGTGCAGCCAACGTTGGCGCAAGTTTTACACTAAAAACTCGTGCAAATGCTAGACTTGGCACAACAACAACTTATACAGTAACAATTAGTACTGCCACAGTTGCTGGATTCGTGGATGCAGTAAGTGCTGCAACTATTCCAAATGTCAGTGCAGCAATCAGCAGCACAGGCGCAATGACTTTAACTCATGATTTGGGTGGAGACATTGAACTAGTTGACGGCGCAGGCACACCACTAGCCAACGTAGGTATTGCTGATTCGGGTTCGACAAATGTCTACTACCTACATAGTAATGTTGGAGTAGAAACTTCTACTATTATTGGTTCTAACTGGAAGCCAATTGATAGAAAAAATTACTCAGTAAGTGCAACACAGATCTTTATTGCTCCTGATAACAACACTTATTGGTACTACAACACACCAAGTCGTGCTGATATCATGATAAGCAACGGCAGTGCTTGGGTAGGCTACAGAACACTGAGCAGTGATATCAGAGGTTATGATTTAACAACTACAAACAGTACCGGTCCTATCATTAGTGCTACAGAGCCAACATTACAAGATGATGGTACCGCACTTGTGTACGGTGATTTGTGGATTGACACCAGTGATTTAGAAAACTATCCTGCACTTTACAGATGGCAAAGTGTCAGCGGCGTAGATCAATGGGTCGCAATCGACAACCAAGACAACACCGGCACCGATGGCATTATTTTTGCTGACGCACGTTGGGACACAGACGGCACAACCAATCCAGTGACAGGCTCTATTCCTACTATTGCTGCACTTGGATTAAGCAGTTATGTTGACTTAGATGCTCCAGATGCAGCACTTTATCCACGTGGTATGTTGTTATGGAACACAAGAGCCAGCGGATATAATGTTAAACAGTACAAGACAAACTACTTTACTGCTGCTGCATATCCAGGCGAAAGTTTGCCTAGTGTAGCCAATACTTGGGTAACTGCCAGCGGATTTGACAGCACAGGTGTTGTACCAAACTTTGGGCGCAATGCACAACGTGGAGTTGTTGTTGCTGCACTTAAGAGTGCAATTGACAGCAGCACTGCACTACGTGAAGACAGCAATGCATTCAACTTGATTGCTTGCCCAGGCTATCCAGAGTTGATTCCCAACATGGTTGCACTGAATGAAGACAAAGAAAACGTTGCTTTTGTAGTAGGCGACACGCCAATGCGCCTAGCAGCAACTGGTACAGCAATTCAAGCATGGGCAGATAACACCAACGGTGCAACTGCTACAGGGGAAGATGGATTAAACACAAGTAGTCCGTACGTTGGACTATACTATCCAAGTGCATTGACGAACGATTTGGCTGGTAATCAAGTGGTTGTTCCTCCAAGTCACGTAGCACTACGTACCATTGTTAAGAGCGATAACATCAGCTATCCATGGTTAGCACCAGCAGGCACACGCCGTGGATTAATTGATAATGCAAGTGCAATTGGTTATGTTGATGCAGACAGCGGACAGTTTGTGAGTATTGGTGTAAGCCAAGGCATACGTGATGTGTTGTATGAAAACAAGATCAACCCATTTACAAACTTGCCAGGAACAGGGTTAGTGGTATATGGTCAGAAGACTATTGCTACAGAACCAAGTGCATTGGATAGAATCAATGTTTCTAGATTGGTAAACTACTTACGTAATCAATTAAACATTGTGGCCCGTCCATTTGTGTTTGAACCAAATGATCCAATCACACGTAACGGACTGTTAGCAACAGTTAACAGTTTACTAAATGACTTGGTGGCCAAGCGCGGTATTACAGATTACTTAAGCGTATGTGATACAACAAACAATACGCCAGAGCGTATTGCAAGAAACGAACTGTATGTAGACGTTGCCATACAGCCAACTAAGGCAGTAGAATTTATCTACATACCAATTAGATTGAAGAATCCAGGAGAAATTCAGGATGGCAATCTAGCAGCGGTAGCGAATCCAGGAACAGGAGCATAAGACATGGCAGTATCATCCTTAACAAGATTTACAGTACCTTTAGGCGGAGACCAAAGCGCCTCCACCCAAGGTCTGTTAATGCCAAAACTCAAATTTCGCTTTAGGGTGACATTTGATAATTTTGGTGTAAGTAACCCTAAAACAGAATTGACCAAACAAGTTATGACGTTTGCTCGACCACAGTTGACGTTTGACCCGGTAGAAATTCCTGTTTACAACAGCCGTGTTTATATTGCAGGCAGACCAACATGGAGTGTGGTAAGCACAAGCCTACGTGATGACGCTGGCGGTAATGTAACACGTCTTGTTGGCGAACAGTTGCAGAAACAGTTTGACTTCATGGAGCAAGCAAGCGCAAGCAGTGGCATTGACTATAAGTTTATTACAAAATTAGAAATGCTAGATGGCGCTAACGGCAACATTGAACCAGTTGTACTAGAAACATGGGAAATGTATGGTTGCTTCTTAACAGATGTTAACTACAATGAAGCCGATTATGGAAGCAATGATCCAATGACGATCACAATGCAGATTCGTTATGACAATGCTATCCAAACAACAACACCAGGAGGCGTAGGCAATGATGTTGTCCGTGGCACTGGTACTGTTGTAACAGGTTAATTTAAAACTTACCGTGACAAAGACCCACTTACGAGTGGGTTTTTTGTTGAATAAATATTATATATGGCTACCTTATATAACAGCGATTTGAAACCTTTGGCATCTGGTGAGTACACACACTACTACGATCATGCCACAAAGTTGTTTCTTGCTGACAATTTTAGACTAGCACCAAAACAAAAATTCCTTTACTATGTTTGTATAAACATAGATCAAAATGCTGTGCAAGGAATAATTCCTGGGTTTGGCGGCAACGACCCTGCCAGTAGTCAAACTCTAATAGAACAATATGAAACTGGTTTGTTAGCCAAAAGAGTAGAACTTCCAAGGTTTGATATTAATACAAAAACTTATAATGCTTACAATAGAAAAAATATCGTTCAGACACAGTTACGTTATCAACCGTTAAACATAACTTTTCATGACGATGCAGCAGATACAGTTACCAGATTTTGGAATGATTTTTATACATATTATTATAGAGATAGTGATTACGATGCTCAGTTATATAATGTACCACATAAATATCAGCCAAGGCCCAGAGAAGGATGGGGTTTTAGTCCACGAAATAGTAGTTTAAAACCTTTCTTACGTAACATTCAAATTTTCAGTCTACATAATAAACGTTTCACAGAATACCTGCTAATAAATCCAATTATTGCTTCTTGGCGTCACGGTGACCATGACAGTTCTGCCAGCAACGAACTTATGGAAGCAACAATGCAAGTAGAGTTTGAAACTGTCAAATATAGAACAGGATATGTAAATCCTGTTGATGTAAATGGTTTTGCTACAATACACTATGACGATACGCCTAGTCCAATTAGTAACAGTGTTACTAACATTTACAATGATGCAGGGCTCATTGGAGTTCTTACAGAAGGAAGTCAAGATTTAGCACGGCCAGATGGTACAGGCAGTGGTCAAGGTATATTAGGTAGTGTGCTTGCTGCCTACAGGTTTTATAACAATCTTAAAGATACAAATTTTAATCAACTTGGAAAAATTGTACTAGGTCAAGTTGGGGCAAGTATACTAGGTGGTGCAGTTAACAGTGCTGCACAGTCGATATTTTTTCCAACATTGTCGGGTACACCAGGATATGGTGCGACTTATGGCGGAAGTCAGACAGCAATTCCTACTGGATTAGCAGGTGCAACGGCAAGTACGTCTGCTGGGATTCCTCCTTTAAGTAATAGTGCAACAATTAATGGTCAATCAGCAAGTATCGTTGGCGGTGCGGCAACCAGCATTGTATCAGGATTAATCAACGATTATACAAGAGGTGTACAAACTGGAGGATCTACCCCGCCAAATTCATTAAGTACAGCAGTATATAGAGTTCAACAAACTAGTCCTTCGATTTCTGTAGATGCAAGATCTGGCCAACCGGTAACCAATGAGTACACTGCTTTTATTACAAATGCTGAAGGTACAGAAGTTATACAAGAATTTACTACAGTAGGAACACAAAGCGGAGGATATGATAGCACGAACCCAGGATACAATGTAAAGTATGTCAGGGAAAGCGTGGATCAAAACGGACAAATTATAAGAACATACCAATATCAAGATGAAACTCTTGTAACTTTTAATGCAGCAGGTGACGCTATTCAAGTCAGTCCTGGTACAGGTGTAAATCCAAACAATACAAACACAAACCCAGAAAGCACAAGGGATTTAGTAAGTGAAGGAGCCACAGTAAGTCCCACCGCAACACAATATTACACTGATCCTAATACAGGAATTACAAGGGTAGTAAATGGAGGTGTAAGTGGCCTAGTAAGAAATACACTTAGTGGAGGAGTTGGCACATTGTCTGGTTTGTATGTTGGTGGGCAATTATACGGCGGCCTTAAAGATGCTTTTGGTAGTGGTTTAATAGGTTCTACGGTAGCAGCAGGAATATCAGGAATAGCAGCAACAGGAATTGGTGTAGGAGTTAATAATTTAGTACAGGGTGGGTTCGATTATTTCATGGGCACTCCAGGTCAATCCTTTAATCCACAGACAGGCACAGTTAGTAACATGGTAGGCACACCGATTGTTAGCAAAGGCCAGTACACTCCTCAGTATCCCAGTAACAACATTATCAGTCAAACTGATAACGGAGATGGAACTAAAACTGTTTACACTGCGGATGGTGGTTCTAGTGTTGTTAACAAGTCTGATGGAAGTATTGTTAGTTCGATAAAAGGCGCATACAACAACTTTACTAATTGGCTTGGTAGCTTTGGATCAAATCAAGATGCTAGTATCTTACTTCCAGATCCGGGAACCGGGGTATGGGTGGATGGTTCAGGAAACCCTGTCCTTGCAGCATCTGGCGGATCAGTGTATACTGGATCTGGACCTTCTTATGATGCAGGAACATTAGAAGCATGGTCAGCTTATGAAAATCAGTCAAATTATTTAGACGAATTGGGCCCAAGTTGGTCTACATCAGTAGTAAGTTATGATAGTGGTTACGAACTTGATTATTTTGGTGATACATCAGGATGGTCTGATGCAGATTATTATTATGTTTAAATAGAATAGATATGGCAGATACAACTTATAATCCTCAACAACCTAGTAACTTAGACAGTACTGGAACAAATAAAACTACAAGGTATTTTAATAATTACTTTACTCCGACAAACACAGTTAGCAGTAATGTTAATGATGCAATTACCAGTTATTTTGAAGAACAAACAGGAAATCTAGAAAGTGCAAAACTGCTGGCCCAAGCAGTAATCGACACAGCACATGCACAGCGTGAAGACCCTATGAGTGTGCTAACACAATTTCAACAATTGTCTAACAATGAACTAAGTCCATTTTTAGCACTATATTTGAATACTACCAGAGTTCCTACAAGTTTTTTAGGTATTCAAAATACTACACAAACATCGCCCTACATCAGTAGAAACATTCTTCCATGAGCAAATATGCACAAGGCAAGTTTCAAATACAAAATCCCAATAAGTACGTAGGCAAAGGTACACCTACTTACAGAAGCAGTTGGGAATTTGCTTTTATGCAGTTCTGTGACAACAATCCTGCAGTGCTACAATGGGCCAGTGAAGCCATACACGTTCCCTACAAAAATCCTTTTACAAATAAAAACACAATTTACGTGCCTGACTTTTTGGTAATTTACGAAGATAAAAATGGCAAGCGGCACGGCGAAGTAATCGAAATTAAACCCAGTAAAGAAACTACCATGGAAGCTGCTAGAACAGTGAAGGACAAAGCCGCAGTAGCACTGAACATGTTTAAATGGGAAGCAGCCCGTCATTTTTGCAAAGCACATGGCTTAGTTTTTAGAATAGTCAACGAACAAGACATTTTCCAAGGAACCAAAAAACGTTAAATAGTAGCATGACTAAGAAATTAGAAGAACTGTTTAATCTGCCTGAGCCTGAAGACAACGAGCCTGAGCAAACTGTTAGCCCAGAAGAAGCCCGTGCAGCCATAGAGGCTAATCGCAGCGAACTTGCAGACATAGACACTGCTATCGACAAAATTGACCAAGCACTGCCCACAGTAAGAGACCTAAGTGCCAGCGACCAAGAGATGGACGAACTGGCAGAATTAGCCAAAGACAAGTTCAATGATCTTATGGATTTGGGTATGAACATGGAAGCACGTTTTAGCGGCACAGTGTTTCAAACTGCTGGCACATTGTTGGGGCATGCTATCACAGCCAAGCAGGCCAAGTTGGATAAAAAACTGCGTATGGTGGATTTGCAGTTGAAAAAAATGCGGTTGGACCATCAGATTAAGAAAGATCAGCAGTCAGGAGACGTGCCAGAACACGTTGAAGGGCAAGGAGTAGTGCTTGATAGAAATGCACTCTTGGCTGAAATTTTGAATAAACCCCGGCATTAATTAGTCAAAAACGCTAAATATCGTATAATAGGAACAATTATGAAAAGTTTTAAAGCCTATCTAACAGAATCAACACGCACCTATGATTTTAAAGTGCGTATTGCAGGCGACCTTACAACAGAAGATGTTGATAAGATTAAAGTTGCACTTGAACAGTACAAAGTTGTCAGTGTAAGCAAACCAAAAAGTTCTCCAATTCACGAAACAGAACTATTTCCCAACATGGGCCCTGTGGCTATTAATGTAATGGAAGTCAGTGTTGCTTATCCTGCAAGAGATGACATGATCCGTGCAGTCATTAACACAGGTGCTGGCATCAGCGCAGACAGAATTCGTGTTAACGGTCCTGACGGTGCTTTTGAAAGCATGCTGGCAGGCACAGAGCAGAGCAATCAACCAACAGATGCTCCAGTGCTTGAAACACCAGACATGAAAGCAGCCGAAGTACCCAAAGACTTTACTGGCGATGCACGTATCCCTAGTTTGATTAAGGAACTAGAAGAAACAAAGAAATATGAATATCCCGAAGCAGCAGGCGGTGACACACCTGCAGCACAAACCACTAACGAGTTGCCAGTGGGTGAACTTAGTGCAATGGGCAGTACAAAACCAAATATACCTGACCCAATGAAAATGAAAGCAGGTAACGGAAAGTAAAACTATGAGCAGCAACATCTATGACATCTTAAACAAGTTTAGCAGTTTAGAACAGCAACCTGAACCTAAGGTAGAACAAAAACCTCAAGTAAAATCTAAATTGCAAGAAAGCATTGATAGCCTAAGTGAAAAATGGGCAGGAGATGCAGAAGTCAAACAAACAGGACAGTATGCAGACAAAACTACTGGCGAACTTAAAAAGATGTTAGGTAGTTTGCACAAAAGTGGTCCACACAAGCGTGGTAGTGCAGAAGACAAAAAACAAAAACAAATTAACTTTGCCTTAAGAGCCAAAGGTGGTTGGAAAAAAGGTGAAGGCGCTGCAATGAAAGAAGAAGGTGTGGCGGAAGGCAGTGGAGACAAACCCATTGAGCAAATGAGCCGTAGTGAATTGATAGATTATTTAGGTATGAGCAGAGAAGATGCTGCTGACATGACCAACAATGATTTGCGTGACATGGCCAATGACCAAGCAGGTGACTACGATGAAGATGACGGTCAACCAAGTTCCTACGAAGAGTATCAAGACTTGCATGGCGGTGACGATTCTGACTACGGTGACTTAGATGAAAAAGCACCTCCCGGCGCAAAAGCAGAGCGTATGGTCAAGCATATTAAAGCAGGCTATGCCAAAGACGGTAAACTAACAGACAAAGAACGCAGTATCGCTTATGCTACTGCATGGAAAGCACACAAAGCCGGTAAAGTAGAAGAAGCAGTTCAAGCACTACGTACTCTTGTTGATGCTGGTATGACACAACAACAGATCACAGAAGGCTGGGATGACATGCTCAAGGCTGTTGAGAAAAAGCACCGGCAGGATAAAGAAGAAAAAGGTACTGGCAAGTTTGATAAAAAGAAAATATCAACAGGTACAGTATACACACGCAAGTATGATGCTGATGGCATGAGCAACACAGATGATGAAGTCAAACCAGAAGGTGAAAAACGTAAGCGTGGACGTCCTAAGAAGAATGCTTTTGAAAGCAAGTCTACTGCGGAAAAAATGATTGCTGAAGCATACACTGCAGAAGGTGGTCCGCAACTTGTAGACATTCCTGCTTATCAGCGTAAAGCCTCAGGACAAAACTTTCCAATAGAAATTGCTGACTTAGAACCCAAAGGTGTAATCAGCAGCAAGCAAGGCTTAGCAGACTTAAAAGATAAATTAGGCATGCAAGAAGAAGACGAAGTCAGTGCCCGTGAGCCAGAGGACATGAAAGAAGACAGTCAACTGTCTTATGAACAGGATCTGCTAAAAAAGGGTGTTGGCGATCAAATGTACAACGAAATCGAAGCAGGCATGCAAGATTCGAACTTTAATTTAACAGCCAATGAACCTTTGTATCATGCACTGTATGATTATTATACAGACAATGGCGAAATGCCCTACGATGTAGCAAAAGCACGTACAGGTACTCCTGATGAGTGGATCATAAACAAAATGCAGGAACTGTTTGGCAACACAGACCAAGAACAACAAAGACCAGAGGACAGCAACATGGATAAAGAACTAGAAGAAATGATGAGACTTGCCGGCATGCAAGTAGAAACAAAAATGTCAGAAGATGACATGGAAGAAGGCAATAAATTTTCAGGCGAATTAGAAAAAGCCAAATCTGCTGGCAAAAAAGAATTTGAAGTCGACGGAAAAACTTACAGAGTTACCGAAGGCGAAGAATGCCCAAAGTGCCATTGCGATCCTTGCGAGTGTGATGACGAAGACAAAGACAAAGTTGACGAGTGCGGTCCGGGATATGAAATGGATCAGGGCCAAGAAGGTCGCATGAACGTCAGCACTAACATGAGCAGCGACGGCAACAAGAGTGTTACTATTACTGCTGATGGTGAAGCCGCAGAAGAACTAATGCAGATGTTAGCACTTGCTGGTATGAAAGCCAAGCAGCCAATGCCACAAGAAGAAAACGTACATCAGCAAATGGCTGCAGTTGAGGAAGAAAAAGATCCTCGCTATCAGGCAAATACAACTCCTGAAGAGGAAGTTATGCCTGTACAAACACAGACCAAAGGTGGCAACGGTGAAGTAGCAGGACAAGAGAAAAAGATGCACAAAGACGGCGCTGCAAGATTTAGTGACAACCCACTTGCAATGAAAGAAGAAGTTGAAGATCTCGGCAACATGGGCATGGATCTAATGAAAGAATACGAAGCACTAAAGGTACAAAAATGAGAGCAACTCAATTCTTAGAATCTATTAGTATTGACGACAGTTTTGATATTGAGTTTGACGACTTTGTAATCGAAAGTCGTGTAATAGATTTTATGGATGATGGTGTTGTCGTTGAAGCAGACGAAAAAGCACTGGTATTGTTGGGTGTAAGCGGTGCCTTGTTAGAAGCAGAATACCAAGGACGCAAAGTACAACTTAACAAACCTATGCAGGGTGATGTTAAGAAGTTTAAAGTGTATGTAAAGAACCCCAAAGGTAACGTAGTTAAAGTTAACTTTGGTGATCCTAACATGCGTATTAAAAAATCTAATCCCAAACGTCGCAAGAGTTTTAGAGCAAGACATCACTGCGACACTAATCCAGGACCAAAGCATAAAGCACGCTACTGGTCATGCCGTAAGTGGTAATATGAAAATTAAAGACGTAATTACTGAAGCAATCGATCAAGCTGATATTACAGCACGTCAGCAAGAAGCCACACGGGGTTTACACAGATTCCAAGACATAAATGCAAGGGATAGAGTGTATGAACTATATCGTGTTATGTTGGCAGCAGCCTGCAGCAACGGTGTAGATGAAATACCTGATCATGTAGATCCAGAAAGTTGGGCAGGAAGATTCAATATTGCTGCACCACTAACGCAACAAGAACAAGACATGTTAATGGCTGCTTACAAAGCAATGGGCAGTCAGTACACCGACATTAACAAGGGCGACTTGCGTAGTTTGGAATTGGGTTCTGTAAACAAGAAGAGTCCCGTAGCAAAACCAAAGAAAAACAAATACGGCGTATAATGGACGAAGTACAAGAAATTAAAATGCTGGCAGGCATCGCTAATCGTCCTCAATGGCAAGAATATACGCCTGTCCATGAAAAGAACATGAGTTACACTGGCACCGAAAAATCTCGACTAATGAAAAAACATAAAATTAAACCAGGAACTGATGCCTGGTTTAAACTTTGGTTCTCTAAGCCATATATGACAGGCGAACGTCCTATTTAACGGGCACAGTCAATCCCAAATATTGATACCAACTATCGTGCGGCACATGCACTGCTCGCATTTTCCATTTGTTAATTAAATGAAAGTGATCAGGCCTAAACGGTTTCCGCAATGGTTTCCAATTCTTAGTGCCTTTTTTATGATTGCAGGGCTTGCAAGCAGTTACACAGTTTTCCCAGACAGTTTTCCCACCTTCTGCTCTGGGTACCACATGGTCAATAGTTAGTTCTTTTGCTTCAAACGTATCTGAACAATATTGGCATTGATACAAATCACGCAAAAATACATTTGAGCGACTGAACTTTGCAGCCTTTTTAAACTTAAAATAATCTTTGGTAACGCAGACAGCAGGAACCTTCATAGTTATGTATTCACTGTGAATATCCCAGTCTTCGTATTCTTCTAAAATTGTTACTCTATCCAAAAAATAAAGTTTGATAGCGTGTTGCCAACTAACGACACTTAGGGGTAGTACACTAATTGGATTGTAATCGCTGTTTAATAGTAGCGTAGTTGACAATTAAAACCTCATGGGGTTAGTTCATAAATATCTATTATATAGTATTTACTAACAAAGAGCAAGCAGATATGGCAAAAAGTTTGGAAGTTGTTTTAATCAAAAAACCAAACAGTGTTGAGTCCTATACAGAACAGCAGATACGAGAAATTGCACGATGTGCTGATCCTGCAACAGGACCACAGTATTTTCTTGACAACTATTTTTACATACAACATCCAACCCGCGGTAGAATGTTGTATAAGCCTTTTGAATATCAAAAAAGATTGGTAGACACTTATCACGGTTTTAGATACAGTATTAGTTTGATGCCTAGGCAAACTGGAAAATCAACAACTGCTGCTGGCTACTTGCTTTGGTATGCCATGTTTGTGCCCGACAGTACTATTTTGGTAGCGGCACATAAGTACACAGGCTCACAGGAAATTATGCAACGTATTCGTTATGGATATGAGAGCGTGCCAGACTTTATACGTGCAGGTGTTACTAGTTATAACAAAGGCAGCATAGATTTTGACAACGGATCTCGTATTGTAAGTGCAACAACTACAGAAAATACAGGACGTGGTATGAGTATTTCCTTACTGTACTGCGACGAGTTTGCGTTTGTGAGACCCAGCATTGCCAAAGAGTTTTGGACATCCATTAGTCCCACACTGGCCACAGGTGGTAAATGTATCATTACCAGCACGCCAAACAGTGACGAAGACCAATTTGCACTTATTTGGAGACAGGCAAACAAATGCCTGGACGAATACGGCAATGAAACAGAATTAGGCATTAATGGATTCAAAGCATTCAGGAGTCGTTGGCAAGAACATCCTGACAGAGATGAAAAGTGGGAGATAGAACAACGAGCACAGTTAGGCGAAGAGAGATTCAGACGTGAAATGGAATGCGAGTTTATTATCTTTGATGAAACACTGATTAATCCTATCGTACTAACTGAAATGGCTGGTATAGAACCTTTGGAAAAACAAGGACAGGTTCGTTGGTATAAGCAACCAGAACGAGGTAAAACTTATGTAGTGAGTTTAGACCCGAGTTTAGGCACGGGCGGGGACTATGCTGCCATGCAGGTGCTTGAATTGCCTACGATGAAACAGGTAGCAGAATGGCAACACAATAAAACTCCTATACAGCAACAGGTAAAAATATTGGCAGAAATTACCAAAACACTAGTGGAAACTGCTGGCACAGACAATGACGTTTACTATAGTGTTGAAAACAACACCATCGGCGAAGCAACTCTGGTGGCTATTGCTGAATATGGTGAAGAAAATATCAGAGGTATATTCCTTAGTGAACCTGTAAAAGCAGGCGCAGCCCGTAGATACAGAAAAGGCTTTAATACCACAAACAGAAATAAATTGGCTGCTTGCGCTAAACTAAAAAATCTTGTGGAAAGCAAAAAAATCTTTTTGGCTAGTAAATCATTAGTAAGCGAACTTAAAGTGTTTGTGGCATCGGGCAGCGGATTTGCAGCCAAAATAGGCGAACATGACGACTTAGTTATGGCACTACTGTTAGCAGTAAGAATGGCTACGTTTTTACGTGAGTTTGACCCCAATTTAGACGATAAACTAAAAGATGCCAGTGAAGAACTTCTAATGCCTATGCCCTTTGTAATGAGTTAACATAAATACTAAACCATGCTTGAAATAGAAAAAGTCTCAGAAAATTTATTTGATAAGATTCGTAGCCGTTTTACCAATATTAATATTGGAGACGAAAACGCCAAGGCTACAGTCGACCCTACTAAGGCACGATTTTTTAACTTTGACTTTACATACAACGGTGAAAATTATGGCAACATAACATTCAGTTTAGTAGATGAACAGGCAATTAAGGTATATTTTGATCAAGAGATAGACAAAGGCATGGACGCTGAGACACGTCAAGCATGGTACAGTTTTCTTAAGGACATCAGACTGTTTGCAAAAAGACACATGATGACTTTTGACATCAGAGATATAGCAAAATCAGGCTTAAACATAGCAGACCTAAAACACGCAAACAAAGACGCTGAAGTCTATGACGCAGGCGATATTCAAGTAACCGAAGGCAAACTTTATGGCACAACTCGCAGTTCCTATCAAAAGATGGAAAGTGTGAGAATCATAGCAAGGCATTCCAAGCCAGTGGACGAACAACAGCTCGGTGCAAGAGCACGAAATATTAGGGCACTCTACATTGAGAATTCTGAAGGCGAACGTTTTAAATTACCCGAAGGCACCACACTAAATGGCGCAAGAGCATATGCCAGACACGTTATGAACGGCGGACAAGTGCATGACGAGTTCGGACAGCATATTGGTCAGATGATCAAAGAGCTAACTGATCTTAAGTTGTTCGCACGTAATTGTCGTGGCAGAACTTTTGAGGATGCCGAAACTATGGCTATGGTTGAAGCAGCAGTTGATCATTATGGCACATTGCACCGAGACTTATTTTCTCTCAGAGGACAAAAAGGCTACACAAACTACAAAGAATCATGGACAGCAACAGAAAGTTTAGACAACGTTGACCTAGAAGCACTGAAAGAAAAGTTCACACGCAAAGTGTTTGACGAGCGTTTAATGGATGCACTGCCTGTTGTACAGCGTGCCTATGAAGAACGTAAGAACAGAGTAGGCGAAGAATTTGAGCAGTGGGCCAACAGTGTTATTGAAGAAGATGACGATGACAGTGTGTTTGCCAATTCACCCAACCCAGAACAAAGTGACTTTGATTTCAGCGGTGGTGATGCTGTGTTAGACAAACTGTTTACAGAAAATGGATTCCAATTCAAATTTCTAGACGGCAAGTACTACTTCGAAAGCAATCAAGAAGTAGAACGTGCCAGAGACATTATTGCTGCTTACAATCCCAAAATGAAATTCCCGCCCATGGCTGTTTACAATTATGGCTACGGCACATATGGCAGTACCACAAACGATTACGAAACTGGTACTTACAGTTCTTTGGGCATGGAAGAAAGCACAGAGCAAGGTGTGGCGGAAGGCATGTTTGGATTAAGCGATAAAGAAAAAGGCAGCATTATGAATGTTGTCGAGAAACTAAGCGATATTCCAGGTATGTGGGATCATAAAGCACAGACATTTACTGACCAAGGTATGGAAAAACTTGAGTCAGTCTTAAAGAATAACAAAAAATACATCAAGTATGCAGTTAACCTGACAGCAGATGATTTTGAAGCAGATTTAGAAGAGTCCAAAGATTTAGATTCGATCAAACGTTTGGCAGGTTTAGCCAAATAATTTGACGTTGCTCAAAAAGCGCAGTAAACTACTGCTGTGCTTAAGAAAAAATCTACTTTTCCAGTTGACAGACTAAATACATTTGTTATACACTTGCAAGGTGCAGTTGTATATCTAGGCACAACAAAGACCATCTTAAACATAAAGGAAAATTATCATGGCAACATCTTTAGCAGAAA